CGACCTGTCGATCAGCATCTCCGTACATAACAGGAATCCTATGCAGAGAGCCATCTCCGTATTTGACCACAAAGTTGCTGAATATACGAACAGTCTGTGTGATATATCGTCTTATCTGCGCATCATAAAAGTGCAACATTAGAAATCCGCCTTAGGTTTAAGAGCTGTACTCAAACTAGAACGTTGAGCTTCTCTGTAATTATATAGTGTTATGGCCCATGTACCGTCATAGGGTGTCGTTACTCCGGTTGGCAGAGTAATTTTTAGTTTAGTCGAAACAACACCTAGACTACTTGTATAACTGTATGAACTTAGTAGTGTAGGATAATCAGCGACGGCATAGTCTAACTGAAACGAATCTAGTTTTATAGCAACATAGCTTGCTGAGATATAATCGATCAGGGTATAAATTACTCCAGTTCCCTTCAAGATATATCCATTTGCCTGACCTGATATAGGAGCCGCGTTGTGTGAGAATCCAGTGGCTACCTGATCGTTGTAGGTATAGTAGGTGTTGTTAACAAATCCTGAACGTAGGGTACTGCGAGTATCTGTATTTGTCATGGTCATTCTAACACCGTCCTCAACTTTCACCCAACGTGTGCTGTCAAAGCGGAATAATCTGTTGGGTAAAAAATCAGTTCTTAAGAAAAAGTCATCTTGCTGAGCACTTGCGGGAAATTGTATGCCAAATCCAAAGTCATAGCCGTTAACAGGAAATCCATCTCCCACCAGATAACCAGTATAACCTGTACGTGCCGGAACTCCACTGACAGCACTGGCTCTGATGTTGCTGATGTTGCTGGCATCTAGGCCAGCTTCATCGGCAGTTTCAAGTAAGGGTTTTCCTTGATCGTCAACCGCCAGTGTGTAAAACTGACGAGTTTCATATCCGCTCTTGGGAGCATCTGCTTCGGCTTGTGCAACCATCTGATCGTTGATGGCGATTTCTTTGTTAAACGTGCTGAGTAAATCTTTAAGAGTCGTGCCTGCAACGTCATCACCGTTGGCATCCTTGGCCGCTTGATTAAAGATCTGTGCAAACTGTTGATTGTCCGTGACTTTCTTGCACTTTAATCTGTATAAATGTGGGTACCAAGTGTTGCTAAACCCTTCGCTAGCACGACCTACATCTTCAATTACATAATAACGTGGCAGTGTTAGATCAAATTCGTTAAGTGCAAAATCATCACGTAGGTGCGGCAATTCAAATACATCGCCTGAAATAGGTTTACGACCGATAGTTCGAATCATATCATTGATATGCACAGTCATATAGATCGTATCGTTATCTATAAACAGGCCAAACTGGCTTAGATTAAAGTCAATATTTGCCACGTTATAAATGCCACGCACACGGTAAATTTCAGTATCGTAGGCACGGTCACGATTTTCTAAGAACAGTAAATCCTGTATATTAGCTACGTTTTGTGTGGTGTATACTGGTTGATCAGCAGTTCCCGATGACTTTGTAGTTGGTCCTAGGTATTTGTGTAGGTATAAATCCGTACCACCAGCTTGGAACATTTCGCTGGCTTGGCGATCTATGAATTTAAAATCATTTCCCCGTTCGGATTTGTATAGAGATAATCTTGGCATACGATATTTATCGTTAGCGTATCGTATGATAAATATGAGTGGAGACAAAATATGGACGATTTAGCACCTTCAACGCAAACTAACAGCATTATTGAGCGCAACAAAGTATTTGATTATGTCAAATTAATGCTGGGCGATGGTATGGTCGAAGTAGAACTAGACCCCGCACATTACGAAATGGCCTTGGATCGTGCGTTAAGTCGTTACCGTCAAAAAAGTCCTAATGCTGTAGAAGAAAGTTACTTGTTCCTAGAACTTATACAGGATCAAAATGAATACCGATTACCAGACGAAGTTATCACAGTTAGACAAGTGTTTCGCAGAGCTATTGGCTCGAGAACTGGCATGGGTGCAGGTGGTTCGCTTTTTGAACCGTTTAACCTAGCCTATACAAATACCTACCTAATGTCAGGTAGCATGATGGGGGGCCTTGCAACTTATGAGCTGTTTGCAGGCTATCAGAAACTGGTAGGTCGCATGTTCGGTAGTTATATTGAATTTCAATGGAAACCAACCAGTCATTTATTGAACATACTGCAACGTCCGTTTGCACAGGGAGAACAGATCCTAGTGCAAAGTTATAACTATCGCCCAGACTGGGTATTGCTACAAGACTATCAAGCCAAGCAATGGCTTAAAGATTACTCTCTAGCAGTGTGCAAACAAATGCTAGGTGAAGCTCGCTCTAAATTTGGCAGTATTGCAGGTCCGGGTGGCGCCATACAAATGAATGGTGCCGCACTAAAGGGTGAAGCTGAAAAAGAATTTGAAAAATTAGATAAAGAACTAATGGACTATACCGCAGGTGGTACAGGTTATTACTTCGTAACTGGATAATAGATGCCAAAGTTTACAGATCTCCCAGTTGCTAGTTCAGTTACAGGTGCTGGGATCATCCCAGTAGTAATTAATCTAGGCGGAACACTGACCAGCGAACAAGCCACACTGTCAACATTACAAACATACATACTGACCGGCAACTCGTCCACAGCAACGAAATTATCTCCAGGAGCAGCCATCAACGGAGTTACATTTGATGGATCAGCACCGATTACGATTAATCCCACTGCCGCAACATCAAGTAGCTTAGGTGGCGTTATTGTACCAGCTACTGCGACCAGTGGTATTACCAATAGTTCAGGAACGATAAGTTTAGCCAGTGCTAGTTCAACACAGTTAGGCGCTGTCAAGATTGACAATAGTACGATCACCATAAACGGCAGTAGTCAGATCCAATATCTTTTACCGCAAGCAACTAATAGTATCCTAGGCGGAGTTACAGTCGATGGTACAACCATTACAGCCAGCAGTGGCACTATCAGCGTACCAACTGCAACCAGTGGAGCATTAGGAGTTGTTAGAGTTGATGGCACGACTATTAGTGTTAGCAGTGGCATTATCAGTGTACCAACCGCTACTACATCAGCACTAGGACTAGTGCGAGCTGATAACTCAAGTATCACAATATCTAGCGGTGTATTAACTGCAACCTATAGCTATACATTACCAGCCGCAACCGGATCAGCACTAGGCGGAGTGATTGTACAGTCAGCGGCAACCAGCGGATTAGTCAATACATTGGGCAGTATCGTGCTTGCACAGGCTAGCAGTATACAGCTAGGAGGCGTTAAAATTGGTTCTGGGATCAGTATTGCCGGCGATGGAACTATCAGCGCCGCAGTTTATAGTTTGCCAACAGCTACTACATCAGCGTTGGGCGGTGTTAAAGTTGACGGTTCTACAGTTGTAATTAACAGTGGCACGATCAGCGCCACTCGCCCCTTGGCTACCTCCAGCACACAGGGTGAAGTGATCATACCAGTAGTAGCCACCAGCGGCTTAATTTTAGGTACTGGGGGTACTGCCGGACAAGTGTCATTGGCCACTGCAAGTTCATCGCAGTTAGGCGGCGTTATAGTTGACAATTCCACCATCGTTATCAACAGTGGTATTATCAGTGTTCCATTGTTTTCAGCTAACAAAATCGCCATCGGCAACAGCGCAGGTCTTACTAGTCAAGGTACTAATGCTATTGCCATTGGCTATTTTGCCGGAAAAACCAATCAAGCCAACAATACGATTATTTTAAATGCCAGTGGTAGTGAAATCAACGGTGTTGCGTCTCAGACTAGCAGTTTCTATGTGAACCCGATTAGAAGCACAACTCCTGCGGCTGGGTTTGTCTACTACAATTCTAGCACATATGAAATAACATACTCAACCAGTTTTGGATTTCCAACTGGTGCCAGCTCAGGTGGCGCCCAAGCTCAAATTGTCAGCAGAACAACCGGTGTAACTTTGAACAAAAGTACTGGACAGATTACTCTAATTACGGCAGCCGGATCGGCAACTCCTGCTACATTCACAGTTACAAATTCGACGGTAGCCGCGGTGGACACTGTTATTGTAAACTGTGGCAGTTCAACCAACACCTATTTGACGTTTGTTACAGCAGTAGCCGCCGGTTCTTTCAATATTACATTCTATACAACTGGTGGCGTAGCTTCGGATACTCCGATATTTAATTTCACCATAATTAAAGGTTCGAACAACTAATTTCTTGACCTTGTAACAAAACTGTTATATACTAGCACTACATTAAGAGGTGCTATATGATCATAGGTGTGTGCGGTTTTATTGGTTCAGGCAAAGACACTGTTGCCGATTATCTTACTAACTTTCATGGTTTTCGACGAGAAAGTTTTGCAAACAGTCTTAAAGATGCAGTGGCACAGGTGTTTGGCTGGGACAGAACCATGCTGGAAGGCCGCACAAAACAAGCCCGCGAATGGCGTGAACAAGTGGATCCGTGGTGGGCACAACGACTGAGCATGCCACACTTAACTCCTCGGTGGATCTTGCAATACTGGGGCACAGAAGTTTGTCGTCAAGGATTTCATGATGACATGTGGATCGCGGCCCTGGAAAACAAACTGCGCAATTCAACTGACAATGTGGTTATCTCAGACTGCCGTTTTCCTAACGAAATAGCCAGTATTAGACATGCTGGCGGAATCATTGTGTGTGTGGAACGTGGCATTCAACCACACTGGCTGGACATTGCTGTGCAGGCCAATCGTGGCAGTGCCCATGCTCAGGAGTGGTTACGAACGGAAATGATCCATGCCAGTGAAACTGCATGGGTTGGCACTAATTTTGATGCTGTGCTGGACAACAACAGCACCATAGACGACTTGTTTGCACAGGTCAAAGATCTCATAAGTCCGGAACCAGATCCCCTTGACGCCAGCGAACGCCCTCTTTATGTAGGACTCGTGCGCAGTTAGAGCACACAGTTTTCAAGTTGGCAGGGCGGCAGTTGTTCAAATTTCCGTCCACATGAAACACCGCAAACACTTCCCGATGCGGTGATTTATAACCACACTTATCACACTGATTCTTTTGTTGGTATCCTGCTTGGAACCATTTGGGGACTCCTGAATTTTCTCCTTTGAGACAAGCATTGCACTGACTACGGTAGAAAGTTTTACCGTTTTTGTGATAATTTACTGCGGTGGGTCGCATGCCGCATGTGCATAGTGGTCTCATATTGTATTTACTTAAAGCTGGCCTTTGAGAGACCTTTTTGGTGGTGTATATGAGCCAAGAAATATCAAAATGCCATAAATACATTACAGAACATGTTCACATGGAGATTCTAATATGGCCCAACTAAGTTCACCAGGCGTAAGCGTAACAGTAATAGACGAAAGTTTCTATACACCAGGCGCCCCAGGTACAGTACCCCTAATCATCGTTGCTACGGCAGCTAACAAAATGAATTCAGCTGGCACAGGCATTGCTGCTGGCACAATCCCAGCAAACGCTGGAACAGTATACTTGCTGACAAGTCAAATGGACCTTGGCAATACTTTTGGTATTCCTTACTTCCAGACTGATGCGGCAGCTAACCCAGTCAACGCTGGAGAATTGAACGAATACGGTTTGCAAGCAGCCTACAGCTTTTTGGGTGTGAGCAACCGTGCTTATGTAGTACGTGCAGATGTTGACACCAGTCAACTGGTGGCCAGAGCAGACGCACCTACTGGTGATCCAGCAGACGGTACGGTATGGTTAGACACACAAGACACAAATTTTGGTGTGTTTGAATGGAACAGCAATGCAGCCACGGTAACAGGCGGTCAGACATTCACAAGTCAAATGGTCACAGTTATCACTGACACAAACTTGGTATCCAACGGACAACCAAAAGCCAGTTACGGTCAAGTTTATCAATACGCACTGGTAGCAACAACCACCTTGTTGAAATTATGGTTCAAGAAACCAGTAACTGACACAGCGGGCGGAGTATGGGTTGAGGTTGGTACTTCAAACTGGATCAAGAGTCGTCCAGCAGCAGTTTCAGCCAACGCACTCACAGGAATCACAGCAGGTACAGCCAAAGTATTCACTGGTGCTATCGCTACCACAGTGTTGACAGTGTCTGCATTCACCAGCGGTGCAGCATTGGCCAATGGCGATTTGGTAACAGCCACTGGCGCAACAGCACTAACGCCCAACACACTGATTTTGGGACAATTGACCAGCACAGCCTCAGCAACTGCCACAGCAACATATTCAAGCGGCGGTGCTGCTGGTGCCAGCACATTCAACTTGACCACAGTAACTGGCGTGGTCAACGGACAAATTATTAGCGGTACTGGTGTGCCAGCGGGAACAATTGTTAGTTTGGCCAGCAGCACAATCAGCCTAGTGAGTTCAGCAACTGGACTGGCAGTTACATTGACAGCACAAGCCAGCGGGACTTACAATTTCTACACACCAGGCGGAGTTGGTACATACACTATCAATCAAAGCTATGCAAGTCCTGTAACATCGGAAGGCATGACAGTGGCAACGACTGGTGACACACTTATCATCACAGTGTCGGGCACAGCACACCCAATCGGCGGTGTAACCACTGTCAGCGCATTGGCAACTGCTGTCAACGCCGGAGCAATTCCAGGTGTCACAGCCCGCGCAGACAGCAACAACTATTTGTATTTGTACACCACAGGCACTGCATTCACAGTGGCTGGCACAATTGCTGGATCAGCAGGATGGACAGGTAATCCTACGTTCTATGCACCAACATTGACCATTGCTCCCCACTACAATGCACCAACCTACGGCACATACGCAAGTACACCACGTCCATCAGGCAGCTTGTGGATCAAAACAACCAGTGTTAATCAAGGCGCAAATTGGATTATTAAAAAATACAACTCAGCACAATCAGCATGGTTAACACAATCAGTTGGTTTGTATGCAAATGATGCAACAGCATTGTCAATACTGGATCCAGTAGGCGGTGGTATTAACTTATCTCAAGGTGCCATGTATGTGAAATACAACGACGATGAGTTGAGTCCATCATTGGCAAATTTCAAAATTTACAAACGCAGTGCAGTTGGCACCACTGATGTTACCAGCATCAGCATCAAAGCCAGTACACTAACAAGCGGTTCATACACATTTACATTCAGTAACAGTGTGCCAGGCAGTGCAACAATGACTACTCCTATCACAGTGTCATTCACAGCAACTGGCGCAACCAGCGATGCAACAGCGTTCCTAACAGCATTCACAGCAGCCATAACAGACATGAACATCATGGCCAGCCTGAATACAACAACCAATGCCATTACGATTTCACATCAAGCTGGCGGCGACATGATATTTGTAGATGGTACAGGTACACCAATCACAATTATGTTTCCAGTAGCAACCGTTGTAAACATGCAAACTGGTGTCGGTGCATCAACTTATCTTGCCAGCTTGTGGATTTCAACAGTGACTGAATCAAGTGCAGTGGGATTTGTAACTGTAAGCACCACAAGCCCAACAACAACTCCAGCAGATGGCACATTATGGTACAACAGCGATATTACTGATGTTGACATCATGATCAATGATGGATCCAAATGGAGAGGTTATTTGTCAACAGCTGGCAAAGTCATCGTCAACGGCAATGTCGGTGGCGGTGTCACTGACCCCAACGGTCCAATTGTTAGTGCTACTCAACCTAAATTGCAATCAGGCGGCGCCGCATTGGCACACGGTGACATTTGGGTCAGCACAGCTACAATCAGCCAGTTCCCCGAAATTTACAAGTTTAACTATGTTACAAAGAAATGGACAAAGTTAGACAATTCAGATCAAACCACATCTATGGGTATTGTGTTTGCTGATGCACGTTGGAGTGTGGACGGCGGCGTTGCAGCAGGCGATATGTGGAGCACAATTCCAGCATTGGCCGCAACGGACTTTGTGGACTTTGACGCACCAGATCCAGCACTATATCCACAAGGCACATTGTTATGGAATCTACGTCGTTCGGGATTCAACGTCAAGTATTACGATGTTGGTTATGTGAACACACAAAATTTAAACTACAGATATCAACCATCTGGATCACCAAGCGCAATGGGTTCATATTATCCAAATCGTTGGGTAAGCAAAGCTCCAAATCAAATAGACGGTTCAGGCACATTTGGCAGCAATGCTCAACGTGCTGTGGTATTGGGCGCATTGACAGCAACTATAGAAGCAAATCAAGGTATACGCCAACCAGACACAGTTATCTATAACTTGTTGGCTTGCCCAGGATACTTGGAAACAGCAGCAGCTTTAATTGGTTTAAACACTGACAATGGCACCAGCGCATTTGTTGTACTAGATGCTCCAGCACACTTGACACCAGATGCAACTTCATTAAGCAACTGGGGTAATAACTCAGCAGGCGCAGCAATTGACGGTCCAGTGGGATTGATTGAAACCAGTGCTTACTCAGCTGTTTACTATCCATGGGGTTACACAACTGACTTGCACGGCAACAATGTTGTTGTTCCTCCAAGTCACATCATGTTGCGTACAATTGCTCTAAGTGATAATGTTTCTTATCCATGGTTTGCACCAGCTGGTGTGCGTCGTGGCGGTGTAACAAATGCCAGTTCAGTTGGTTATGTTGATATCAACACCGGCGAATTCCACACTGTGGCATTGAATGGCGGACAGCGTGATACACTGGCAGGAATACATGTGAACCCAATTACATATCTTCCAGGAACAGGGTTGGTTGTTTACGGACAAAAAACACGTCAACTAGTGGCAAGCAGTTTGGATCGTATCAACGTGGCACGTTTGGTAATTTACTTGCGTTATCAACTAAATGTAATTGCTAAACCATACATTTTTGAGCCAAACGATACAATTACACGTAACCAGATCAAACAACAAATTGAAAAACTGTTGCTAGATTTAACATCTAAACGTGCGCTATATGACTTCTTGGTAGTTTGCGACAAGTCAAATAACACACCAGCAAGAATCGATGCCAACGAATTACATGTTGACATAGCAATCGAACCAGTCAAATCAGTTGAATTCATCTATATACCTATGCGTCTAGAAAACACTGGTGGTATAGCTGGACTTGGCAAATAATAGGAGAATATTAAATGGCAATCGCAGCATTATCTAACTTTACAGTACCGCTAGCAAGCGACCAAAGCGCAGGCTCACAGGGCATGTTGATGCCCAAGTTGAAGTATCGTTTTAGACTAACCTTTGAAAACTTTGGCATACAGGGCAACAACAGCACAACAGAACTCACAAAACAAGTTCAAGATTGTGCTCGTCCAAGTCTAAAATTTGCTGATCAAGTAATTGAAATTTACAACAGTAAAATTCATTATGCAGGCAAACCATCTTGGGATCCAGTGGCAGTGAAACTGCGTGACGATGTTACAGGTGCAGTTACCACATTGATCGGTGAACAAAATCAACGACAATTCGACTTCTTTGAACAAAGTTCAGCAGCTTCAGCAGGTGACTACAAGTTCACATTGCGTATTGAAATGTTGGACGGTGGTAACGGAACAAGTACACCAAACGTTCTTGAAACATGGGTACTGTATGGTTGCTACTTGGTGTCAACCAACTGGCAAACATTGGACTACAAAGAACAAGGTCCAGTCATGATTGATCTAAGTATTCAATATGATAACGCTGTACAAACCACAGGCGGAACTCTTGGCGCAGCTAAACCAGTAATGACTCCTGGTGCAAGTTCAAGTCAAAACGTGATTGGTTCTTAATACTCAAAGTCCACTTAGGTGGACTTTTTGTTGACAAATCATTAAACACGCAGTTAATATTTTCGATAAATATTACTATGGCATTCACCTCCAATCCACAATTAGATCTAACCAATCGCCTAAATACTGGCGATGCTACCCAGCAGGTCATTTTGCGAGATCAACGGCACGCGGCCAAACTGTTCAACTCGGATCAGTTTAGATTAGCACCCAAAAGCAAGTTTTCGTTCCATGTGTCATTTGGCATCAATGCTGGTGCGTTACAGAACGCACAACTGGTTCAACGTTATGGCCAGGAAATCAACATGTTGGTCAAGAATATAGACCTGCCAAGTTTTACAATACAAACTGCCAAGTTGAATCAATATAATCGTAAAAAAGTAGTACAGTACCAGGCACAGTATGGCGATATAGGAATCAAGTTCCACGATGACAACATGGGGTTGGTCAACCATTTGTGGCAGTCTTACTGGAATTACTACTATGCCGATGCCAGAAGCGGCACCAATCCAGGAGCTTACGCACGTAACGCCACTCAGTCCTACTCCAATGCCATACCAAATCTATATGGATTTGATAACGGCAGCACTTCGCCATTTTTTACCTATATTAAAATTTATCAGATGGCCCGTCATGAGTATGTTTGCTACAGCATAATCAATCCGTTGGTCACCAGTTGGAACTATGGCAAGGTTGATTACGCTCAACAAGGTGTACACGATTTTGACATGAAACTGGCGCACGAGTCAGTGACATTCAGTGTGGGCGAAGTCAATCCAGAAAACGTTGAAGGATTTGCAGTAAATAATTCGCATTACGATTTGGGGAAAAGTCCCTTGGCGGGCGCCATTGTCAACAGTCCAGGAACTCCCAGTTTTGTGCAATCCCTTGACACCACTGGATTGGCACCCGGTATCTTGGCCAATGCAGTTAATTCAGTTAATCAAAATCAAAATACAAGCGGCGCTCTAGGCGGAGCTGCTGGAGCACTGAGCGGAATTGCACTGGCCACTGCTGGTGTTGGCATATTCAATGCACTTGGAGGCGTAAATGGTATTGGCAGTGCGCTGAGTGGAATTGGCAGCGCCATTGGAACCGCGGCCGGCGCAGTTGGTGATGCGATTAGTGGTGCAGTGAGTGGAATAGGCGACACCTTGTTTCCAGGAGCGGACAACAATGCCAGCGATGCATTCAGTTCTTTTGATGCATCTGAGTTGGCCAACAATGTAGAAACACCTGCCATGCCCACAGATTTAGGCGACTTTTTTGGATAACACATGGCTACCAATTTACCTCAACCACCTGTCAGCACTTCAAAAACAAAAAATGTAAAAACATTCTTTGATAATTTTTTTACAAAGACAATAAGTTTTCCAGCTGAACAAATTGATGCAGTGGTGGGTTTTTTTGTCAAACGTGGTTTTGATACCAACAGTGCCAACAGTATTGCCATTACCTTGCTGACACAGGCAAGAAAAGAAAATGTAAATGTGTTTGCTCTACTGGATAGTTTGAAAGGACTGACAGATGTGCAACTCAGTCAAGTTATCACACAGGTGTTGAATTCAACTAGAGAAAAAACCAGTCTGTTGGGCTACAGAGTAAAACCAGCCACCGACACCTACGAATCACGCAACATATTGGTTTGATGTATGGCTAAGTTCGCTCGTGGCAAGTACATAATGAAACATCCTGAAAAGTATGTGGGTACCAAGGCTCCTATCTATCGCAGCAGTTGGGAACACACTTTCATGAATTTTTGCGACAACAATAAATCTATCCAAAAATGGGCAAGTGAAGCTGTGCAAATTCCCTACAGAGATCCGTTGACCAACAGGCAAACTGTTTATGTGCCTGATTTTTTTATTCAGTATGTAGACAAACAAGGTCGTATACTGACCGAATTAATTGAAATCAAGCCAGCCAGCCAGACATTGTTGGAACGTGTGGGCAAGAACAAATACAATCAAGCACAATTTGTCAAGAATCAAGCCAAGTGGGCCAGTGCGCAACTTTGGTGTAAACAACAGGGCATCAAGTTCCGTATTCTTAACGAAAATGATCTATTCAGCCAAGTGTAAGCATAAGTAGTATTATGACAAAAAAACTTGAAGAAATTTTAAATTTACCTGAAAGCAAGAAAATTGTTAAGCAGGAAGAAAAAGCAGCCAAAAAAGCTGAAGTGGCCGAGCCTTTTATCCGCAACATGAGCGAGTATGATAAAATCAGTGCAGCACTGCCTCAAGTGAAAGGCCTAGGCGATGTTGGCGATCAAGAATTAGATGAGCTTGCACAAAAAGCCAAAGATGCCTACGAAGACATTATGGATTTGGGCATGAATGTGGAAGCACGTTATAGTGGTAGGTTGTTTGAAGTAGCTGCCAGTATGCTGGGGCATGCTATTCAGGCCAAAAGTGCAAAATTAGATAAAAAACTCAAAATGATCGATTTGCAACTGAAAAAACAAAAACTGGATCAAGATGCACTGGGAATTGATGACAGTGTGACAATTCCAGGAGACGGTGTAATTGTGACAGATCGCAACAGCTTGTTGGAAAAATTGAAGAATTTAAAATAAATACATGAACTAGGATCCAACTATGAAATCATTCAAAGAATATTTAACAGAAAGCAAAAAGACCTATGAATTTAAGGTAAAAATTGCCGGAGACCATGTGACAGATGCGGCTGCGCAGATCAAAGCGTCTCTTGCAGAATTCCATGTGGCCAAAGTTTCTGCACCACGTTCAACGCCAATTCAAGAACGTCAAACAGAATTTCCAGAACACAGAAATACACAAATGACTGTTTATGATGTGACTACTGATTATCCTGCAACCAGTTTACAACTACGAGATCGTATTGCTACAGGACTGGGTATCACCCACAATCATGTAAAAGTCAAGAGCTT